CAAGAGCCTGGGGCCTAACAGTTTTCGGCGGTTTGCGCACGCTTGCGTAATTGAAAATGATCAGATTATTCCACTTCTAGACGAGAATGGAGATCGGGTAGTGGTCTATCGCCGGCAAGGCTGGAAACACGTCTATGCCGAAACACCTGAGCTTGCCTAAATAGAATGGAGCAAACCATCTGGATCTGCTCATGGCTGGTCGGAACAATAAAGCTGGCGCAATACGCACCAGTGGCGGCCGCTCTGGCGGCGGCGGGAGGATTTCTGCAGGCGGCACCAGCGCTGGCCGGCGCATGTCGGCACGAAATCGCCGTCTTATCAACAGCCCTGCTGGCAATCGTCTGTTTAACAACAGCACTCTGGGCGGCCGGATGTCGCCAAATATCGGCTGATGAAAGGTTGAGCAGCCTTCTTGTTAGGGAGGGCTGCTAATGAACCTCCAGGCCTACGCCGCGCACCGAAAGGCGCATGGATTGCGTGGCCACAGTCACGTAGCAGTGCTCAAGGCTATCGAGTCTGGCCGGCTTACAGAACCCGCAGCTGTCAAGGTTGGCGGTCGCTGGGTGATTGATCCGGCGCTAGCTGATGCGCAGTGGGCAGATAACACAGACCCTGGCCCGGTGGAGCAGCTGCCGCCGGTTCAGGCTAAGCCGGCTGCTTCCAGCTCACAGCCAAAGCCCGCAGCAAAGCGCAGTCCGAGCACAAAGCCTGCTGCCCTTATTGAGCCGCCGCCACGACAGCCAGAGACACCAAGTATTGGCGGCCCGTCGTTAGCTGAGGCCAGGCGTGCGAAGGCGGTTTACCAGGCCGAGCGTGAGCGCTTGGCGGTTATGCGTGAAAAAGGAGAGCTGGTCCCTGCACAGGCAGTTAAGCAGCGCTGGTTTGAGCACGGTCGCGCCATACGGGACAACCTGATGTCAATCCCCGATCGGATTGCGTCGCAGTTAGCAGCAACGACAGACACGAAAGAGGCGCATCGTCTCTTAAGTCAAGAAATCACAGGGGCGTTAAGGGTGCTGGCTGATGGTTGAAGGATTGCAGTTTTGTGATCAGGCTTTTCGTGATGCGCTCAGGCCGCCGAGTGCTACGACGGTGGATGAATGGGCTGATCAATATCGGATCTTGAGCGGCAAGGGTGCAGCAGAGAAAGGCCCATGGCGCACCGACCGCACGCCATACCTGCGCGAGCCGATGCGCTGCTTAAGCCCTACCGATCCGACACGGCGAGTAGTGCTGATGTTCGGCAGCCAACTTGGTAAGACAGAGGTTGTGCTGAACTGGCTCGGCTCAATCATCCACCTCTGGCCTGGCCCGACGTTGTTGGTGCAGCCAACGCTGGACATGGCAAAGCGCCTTAATCGCCAGCGGCTGGATCCGCTGCTGCGCGAGACGCCAGTGCTCAATGATTTGATGGCACCTGCTCGCTCTCGCGATTCAGGGAACACGATGTTCCTTAAAGAGTTTCAGGGTGGACTGTTTGTGCTGACCGGTGCCAATTCTGGCAGCGGCCTGCAGTCCATGCCTGCGGCGTACCTGGCAGCGGATGAGGTAAGCAGTTATCCGCTGGAGGCCGACGATAAAGGTGATCCGCTGGAGAATGCCGAAGTCCGCACCAGCACGTTCCCAATGGGAAAGGTGCTGATCACGTCTACGCCAGGCACTAGGGGGGCGTGCAGGATTACGGAGGAGTTTGAGAAGCGATCAGATCAGCGGCGCTTTCATGCGTTCATGCCGTGTTGCGGCGCCAAGGAGGTTATCCGCTGGCGTGAGCACATGGTGTGGGATCGGCCGGATGGCGAGGTTTACTGCCAGTGCCCAGCGTGTGGTGAGCGGATCGCGCAGCACAACAAAACCACCATGCTTGCTAGTGCTGAATGGCGTGCTACGGCTAAGGGCGACGGGATGACTGCAGGGTTTCACCTGCCCGGCTGGTATGCGCCGGCAGGGTGGACACCATGGGAGCAGATCCGTGATGAGTTCCTGCGTGCCAAAGCTGACCCGCTGCTGCTCAAGGGCTGGGTAAATAAGCGAGCTGCTGAGGCCTGGGAAGACGAGAGCCTGGCCAAGGTCACAGCTGATGGCCTGATGGCAAGGGTTGGCGGCTACGACTCAGGCCGTTGCCCTGAAGGTGTGCTGGCTGTGCTGATGGCCGTTGACGTGCAGGACAGCTGGTTAGAGGTGAGCGTGTGGGGATTCGGCAGAGGCGATGAAGCCTGGCGGATCTGGCACCAGAAGATCGACGGAGACCCGGGGCAGGATGACGTGTGGGAACAGGTGACCACTATCCGCGAGATTGCATGGCCGCGTGAGGGTGGCGGCAGCTTGAAGGCGCAATTCTGCGCAGTGGATACTGGCGGCCACTTCACTGGTGAGGCGTACGACTACTGCAGGCGCCATAGCCGTGAGGGCGTGGTGGCGATTAAGGGCAGCAGCAACCGCAGCGCACCGATCCTAGGCAAGCCCAGTAAACAAGATGTTACTTTCAGGGGCCAAACGGTACGGAATGGCGTCACGTTGTACCTAATCGGTACTCACGCCATAAAGCGAACGATCTACAGCCGGTTGAAGCTGGAAGAACCCGGCCAAGGGTATATCAACTTTGACAACGCCACCACTGAAGAGTATCTGCAGGGTCTGACCTGCGAACGGCTGCAGCCTCGATACATCAAGGGTTTCCAGGTGCTGGAGTGGGTCAAGCCCAGCGGCGCACGAAACGAACCGCTTGACTTGTTGGTGTATTGCTTAGCAATGCTGGAGCTGCTCAAGCGTCGATACAACCGAGCGACGATGTGGGAACAGCTGGCGGCGCAGCTTGCTGGTGCATTGCCAGCAGCAGTGATTGAGAGGAAGAAAGGCAACTGGCTATCTCGATAGTCTCCGTACCCTGAGGCAGGAGGTGTGCCGATGGCTTTTACGCAGCAGCAGCTCGATGATCTGACGGCTGCGATTGCCGAAGGTGTGACCACGGTAAGCAGTAACGGCCGGCAGGTTGCGTATCGGAACCTGGGCGACATGCTCAAGCTCAAGGCCGTTATGGAAGAGGAGCTGGGCGTGGCTGGTGCTGGCCGGCAGCGACGCTACGCCAGCTTCAGGAGAGATTGATGGCCGGCAAGAAGGCTACCCGCGATCAGCTGGAGCTGGCGCTTAAGGATGCGCAGAAGCAGCTAGCAATCTCGCACCTGCGGGCGTTTGAATCGGCTAAGGAGTCAAGGCGTACTGAAAACTGGTACACGCGCAACGGCGGGCCAAACGCTGATATTCGGACAGCGTGGGGGCTGTTGGTAAGGCGCCATCAGGATTTGGTTGATTCCAACCCGTGGGCGAATCGTGCCGTCCGGGTGATCACCAACAACTGGGTTGGTGATGGGATTATCGGCAGCCCGCAAGGTGGCAGCCGGAGGTACGAGCAAGCGTGGAACGACTGGGCGGATACGGTCGAGGTTGATTACTTCGGGAAGCTCAACTGGTATGGCCTGCAGGCGCTGATCGCTCGGACTACAGCGGTGCGTGGCAGCTGCCTGATTCGCCGCCGGCTTGATGAGCGGATGGTTGATCAGGGACTGGTAGGCCTGCGGCTACAGGTGCTGGAGCCGGACATGCTCGACTTTAGCCGCGATGATGGTAGCCGCATCAAGTTTGGTAAGCAGTACGACCGCGATGGCCGGCTGGAAGGATACTGGTTGCGGCAGACGCACCCTGGGGAAACTGAATGGAACGGGGTGAAGATCCAGTCAGACTTTGTGCCTGCCAGCGAGATTATCCATACGTATGAGGTGAACCGGCCGAATCAGGCTATTGGCGTGCCGTTTGGTTCTGCTGTTCTGTTGCACCTGCGTGACATTGACGATATCGCCCAGGCAATGCTGCTCAAGACGAAGATTGCGGCGTGTTTTACGGCATTTGTTTACAGTAATGAGCCGAGTGATCTGGCCAGCGCGACGCCGCTAACTGAGACGCTGGAGCCTGGGGCTATTGAGATTCTGCCAGATGGTAAGCAAATTACCTTCGCCAACCCTCCGCAATCACCCGACTACGTAAGTCATCAGAAACACCACCTGCACGCGGTGGCAGCTGGGTATGGCATTACGTTTGAAGCGCTGACAGGTATTTTGTCGGACGTGAACTTCAGTTCAGCCCGTATGGGTTGGCTCGAATTTCACCGCAACGTAGCAGCCTGGCGGTGGAATCTGACGATTCCGCAGGTGTTAGACCCGGTGCATCGTTGGTTCAACGATGCTGCTCGGTCTGCGCAGATACGCGGCCCCCGCAAGATGATCTGGACGCCACCACGGCGTGAGCTTGTGGATCCAGCCAAGGAGATCACGGCGCTGATCGAAGGGGTGAAGGCTGGATTCTTTAGCTTGTCCGAAATCCAACGGTCGCTTGGTTACATTCCAGCCGAAGTCATGGATGAACTAGGCCGCGATATGGCCGAGGCGCGATCTAAGGGTTTGGTGTTGAGCGTGGATGGAATGTCTAGCGCCGGCGGGTCTGGAGCAGCAGTAGAAGGCGATGGTGTTGCGGAAGCTCCATAGCCTAAAGGCATGGAGACTCAACACCCCCAACCCTGTGACATGCGGCGTGCGGCGTTTCAGCCGGCGACGCTTAATCCAGACGCTCGCACTATTGAGCTGACCTGGACTACAGGCGCACGGGGTAGGCGTGCCTCCTGGTTTGACGGCGACTGGTACGAAGAGCTTGACATGAGCTCTGGCGCAGTTCGTCTCGACCGGTTGAACAACGGCGCTGCGCTGTTGAACAGCCATCAATCCGCCGATCTCTCCAACATCCTCGGGGTGGTGGAGCGTGCGTGGATTGAAAACGGAGAAGGCCGAGCCAAGGTCCGCTTTTCGGAGCGTGCTGAGGTAGAGCCGATTTTCCGTGATGTGGCCAGCGGCATTATCCGCAACGTCTCGGTTGGGTACAAGGTCCATCAGTGGTCCGATCCCATTCGCGGCGCTGATGGTGAGCCGCCGACCTACAGGGCCATCGACTGGGAACCAATGGAGCTCAGTCTCGTTGGCGTTCCGTTCGATGCCAAAGCTCAAACACGATCTATTTCTGTCGATCACCCCATGACCGAAGACCTGAAGGCCGGGGGTGACCCGGCACCGATCGAGGCCACCCGCGCTCTCGATCCCACCTCTACTGTTCCTTCCGAGCCTGTGGCTGTTGCTGATGCGGAACTGCAGCGCACCGCTGCCGAG